CTCATACTCTTCAAGGCATCGTAGAAGGGCCGAAAGCCACCTTCAGTACGTGGAACTGCATTCATGACAAAGGCGTCTATAGGGGGTTGCCTCCTAGTGACTTCGACAGAAGAACAATACTGGATCAATGATGAAAGCAAATCCGCGGCGACTATAGTGCGAATATTCTTCCCATCCAGAAGCTTTTGAAGTCTTATTATATCACTTTTAACAAAGCAATGTGCCATTGATCCAGGGTGTATACCATCCTGCAAATATTTTTCTGCAAGTTTGACCATCGCATCGAATATGCCCAAACGCTTCAATTCTTTACGGTCGCGTATGGTGGGAATGAAGGGCAATCCAGGTGAATACTTAACTTTTATCTTATTGATCGCTGCCCTCGGGGTCAAAAAGACAGCATTTTTGTACATGCTAGGGAACTTGTCAGCTAAAGCGTGAGCAGCTCGAAGGGCGCGAGTTCTGACTTGGTCATCCACTGGGACCACGTCGACATTGTAGCGGTTGATGCTACGTTTGATACGATCTGCGGTGGCAAACCATGTACCATCAATGCCGGGGGGAACACCCATACCATGAAGCTTATGCACAAAAGCGGTGGCAGTCTCATGAACATTGGTATTCTCAGGCATAAGAGGAGCCAAAGCAGCCAACTCTTGATCAGCGACAGTGGGTTCAGTGGGAAGACGGAACCCACGTATCGGTAAAGAGGGAATAGGTTCAATGTCAGCCCCGAAGCTAACTAACTGAGTCAACCTATCATGAGCCCAATCAGCATATTGAGGGGAAACATCAGAAGCCACCATATGATTACAACCAAGCGCGAACTTCTCAGCAGGAGTCAAAGTGGTAAAATTACTACTAAACAGTAAAGCCCAAACAGTTTTAGGTCTTCTTCTGGATTCTGGCAGCAAACCAGAAAGAAGCGAACGGCTGGCATAATAATACTCGGCCGCAGCCATATAACCCATATTGGTGTGGTCGGACAAACCGACGAATATCAACTCGACTAGTCTGTCGAGAAGTTTAAAGAGTGAAATCCCAATGGCGGCAAAGACGTTACTTATAGCTTGAACAGCCCCCAAAGGGGCAACATGTTTCTCGACAAAATTTACAACCTTAGTAAGAGCAAAAGAGAGGTGAGACATAAGGCCATTAGGAGAATGAGACCAACCAGCAGCACCCCACAACCACTTTCGCAGAAACATGTCCGGGGGTTGGACGGGCAGCGGGGCAGCTGCTTCGAGAATCCCACGTAGAATAGGCAAACTCATGTCCTCTCCAACGTGATTAGGCAACCCAAGATGGACCATAGCCGCAAGGATGGAAGCGGTGATCTCGACAACTGCTCCAACCATAAGGTCGTTCGACTCAAAAGTAACAATAGGTAGGCAATCTGTCAACAATCGGCACCAAACAGGATCATCGTTGAAGAGTCTGTATGTCAAGGTGTACCATTCAACGTACCACTTGTCAACGACAGAGGGCGAATTGGACTTGCCTAAATATCGGAAAAGGGACATTACATGTCCACGGTACTCCTCATGAAGAGAAGGGATGGACATTGGATTAGCCGATTCGAGCAAATCAGCAATGGAATTCGATCGCAAAAGAACGAAGACATGATCACCAGCATCATAAAAGGTTTTGAGCAAATCCCAAACGTGGTCAACATAAAATAGGCCATAGTCAATAGCAGACACCCTAGACTGAAATATCGTCTCAGATTCCTTTAAAGAAGCTAAATCGACGCTTTGAAACCAATCAAAACCCCTGAACTGGTTTAACCGTAGATCAGACAAAATAATATCTATATTCTCAGCCGGCACTTTATCAGATAGCCTATCTTTGAGGCGGTCAACGGTATCATTAGTATAATGAGTCGTCAAGGCCA